CACCTGCACAATACTCTAACATGGAGGGAGAATAAGAGGTGAAATCTTCTGGCTGTTCTTGCTTGAACATTCCAACTCTATATCCCCATGTCTTTAGACTATGTCCATTTTCCCTTACAGGATTGTAAAGTCTGGACATCACTAAAGTATCCACTACTTCCCCATGATAATCAAAGTCATGCAGTTCCTTTAATACTCTTAAATCAAAACCAATTATATTGTGACCAATTAAAGTGTCAGCTTTACTAAGTAAATCTAAACCATCTTGTATTTCATTTGGACCAAACTTATATAACTTGCCTTCTAAATCTTTTGCAACTAAACACCAAACTCTTGTAGCAAGTAAATCATCTGTCTCTATATCAAAAATCAATTTCATTATCGAATGTCTCCTCCTCTGTAAGTTCATGTAGTCTACCAGTATCAACATCATATGTAAGACTACAAGCCATACCTGTGTCGCCTGTATATCTTGATTTCAATACACGAACTTTTGTTATGTTAGCTTCTTCTGGATTTTCTGCTTGTTGATTTCTCTCCAATGCAATCACACAATCGGACAACTGTGCTATTCCTTGTGAACCTTTAAGATGTGAGAGAGATACTTCTATGCCTTTCTCATGTCCTCTGTCTCCAGAAGCTCTACGCAAGTGAGAAACAAGTATCATCCCAACACCTGTCTCCTCTACTAAGCTACGAAGTCTGTTCATGAGCATATCAATACCTCTCCTTTCATCACCCTCTGTCAACACATTTACCAACATGTGTAAGTGGTCAACAACTACCCAGTCACACTCACATCCTACAATAATATATCTGAGCTTAGAAAAGATTTCATCAATATCAGTAGCTCCTAAATGTGCATGGATAAATACTCTACCCTTTTGAATTGCCTTATCAAAGAAGGCATTTAGTTCTTCATCAGAATAATTCTTTCGTTTCTCTGTAAGATACAGTCTGTCATTAGCTTCAATAGATACAATACCATCTGCAGTTCGCACCCAGTTTTCTTCTAATGCCACAATACCTACATTATCTTTTGTGTTCTTAATTAAATGGTGTTCAAGTTCTCTAGTCACACTAGACTTACCTAGTCCTGTTCCACCAGTTAAAGTTACCAGCTCACCTTTTCTCATACCATAGAGTTTCTTGTTCAGTCCTTCCCAAGGATAAGCAATACTTTCTTTAACTTCTCTATGTAGCCAGTCACTCTTTTTATCATGTAGTTCTATAATGCCAGAGGGAGTGTAAGTCTTAGCTTCCCACCAAGCATTAGTAAACTCTTTAAACTTTTTCTTGACAAGCATTTCGTTTGCATCCTTGTATCCATTTGGTAAGTTTACTATCTTAGCTTTGCCCGGCTTAAGAATACGAGCCACCTGTCTTGCAGCTTCTCTACCTGCCTTGTCATTATCAAAACAAAGAACAACATTGTCGAAGCTTTCAACAAACTCAATGCTCTCTCTAATATCTTTTACAGCAGAAGATGCTCCTCGTTTGATAGATACAACTGCCCACTTGTCTTGAAACAATTCATTGACTGCCATTGCATCACATTCACCCTCAGTAATTGTTAGATACTTACCACCAGTATTACGATACAACTGCTCACCAAACAAACCTGTTCCTTGAAAACTTCCATTGCAAGTAAAGTTTTTATTGTCAACATATCTAGTTTTAGTTCCAACTATTTCACTTCCATTAAAGTAAGGATATATATGTTGTTTGATTTTATTATTATTATCTCTTACTGTCCTTACTCCAAACTTCCTTGCAGTATTTTCAGATATGCCTCTATCCTCTAAAGAACTATAGCTCCCTGTATATGAAGTAAGAAAAGTAGTTTCGCTTTTTATAGGTGTAATGTTTGCTTCACCAGTCTCATAATCATAGTAAGCATTACAACTGAAACATTTTGCATAGCCATTACTATTCAATGACACAGCATCTGAACTGTCACACTTCTTGCATGGCAGTTTATGTTTAACAAATTTTGAATTTTCCATAAGTCACTATCTCCAATAATAGAATTAAAAAGTGTGGCGTTGTTCATATGGCGTGAGCCAAACTGGATTTATACTTTAATGGTTATCCACTTTTCCACCAACCACAGGGGGATACTAAGACTCGGGTTGATAAATTACATCATTCGTTAAGAATGGTTGTAATTGATTATTCAACTCGGTAATCGCAGCCTTTAAGACTATCGACCTTTTGCCCAAAGTATTGAGTTCACTCTGCGTTGCTAACAATGCATAGTAAATACCTTGTGCTTCCTCACTTAGTTTGAGGACATCATATTCCATATCATCTACACGATATGTAATCTTTGGTTGTTTGTCATCTGCCATAATTAAAACTCCTCTCCTTCATCGAAGAACTCAGAGCCATCTTCGGCTTTATACTCAACCAAGTCAATGATTTGAACAGCTTGTAGGTCAAGACTTTTACCTTCTTTACCTGCATACTCCCAATCATATTCGTTGCATTGAACTCTAACTTTAGAGCCATTACCTACAGCTAGATTTACATCTTGCTTATTTTGGTCAAGTAGTCTTGGTGCATTCCTAACCATTCCGTTAGGACCATTCACCTTCCTCTTGATAATTAAAGCAGGACCTTCATCCATCTGCTTTACTGTATGACCTTTACTAGCAAAGTCATCAGCAACATCCTGTTCAACAACCAAGTTGACTGTATAAACAGGTTCAAAAGTCGTATTAGGTGTCTTAATCGATGCCCAATACGCAGTTCCATCTATTATCATAATTACCCTCCATAGGTTAAAATAGAATTAGCGAGAGTTTTCGAGCCACCTACTCTCAGAGGTGAGGTTTCCCAACCTACTATAATGGAGATAGAGGTTTCGGTTGCTCGTAATTCTATCATCCATGCCATATTACTTAACATCATTTATCTTGTCAAGCATACAGTCTAGTTCTTTCATAAACTGTTCATCAGTTTTATCTGTTTTGTTTAAAAGTTCTATCTCAAACTTCCTTTCATTTGTTCCCATGTTATTAATACATGTGACTAAGTGTGGAATATCTACATCCATAAACTGTTTTAGTTTATCAATGCTTTGGGTAAACTCCCGATATTCTTCTTCTGTTAGTATTGCTTTCATTTCTTTTCCTTCTCTCCCTCCACCATAGATACATAAATAATAATATCAATGCAGGTTGTATTATAACAAATATTAATATATTTGCTAACATGTATCCCAGTCCAGTCACATCACCTATCCAAACTAATACATCAACACACCAGTAAAAAAATTGTTCTACCCATGTGCCAACAGTAAATATTAAATCTGAACAGTATCTAGTTAAATCATCTTTAGTCATCTTCCTTGCCCTCTGTATTTTTTGTAGCTTCTCTTTTTACTTTTATTCATAGTAGACATTGCTATTTTAATACGCCTACCACGCCCTCCAATGCCCTGTGAGCTACTCTTTTTAACATGGTCAATGGATTGTATTGTTTTAGTTCTTACTGCCATCTAAGGTCATCCTCCCTATTGTTTAAAATTGTCTCTAAGTCTCCCTTTATATCATCTCTTATGGTCATTAACTGTTTAAAATCTCCAGTAAAATCTAACCACTCCTTACCCTCTACATCCTTTATCCAAATAATATCTTGAATGCTCCCTCCATTCATGGCAAGAAGCACAATATTGTCAATGGCATAAGCTACATCACTTGCATAGGTCTGCAAAGTTTCTATCTTGTTGCCCTCCATAACGCATTTAATCTCATATTTTCTCATTAATTATTTTCCTTATCGTGAACATGCAACATAATAATTGCATAGTGTATTAGTTTAAGTATGTCTTTCCGATTGTATCCTTGTTTCATTCCATACCTTTTAATGTATTTAATAATATTACCCATGCAAAATCCTTCACCAAATCCTGCATCAATAATAATATCTGTTGCTTGATATTTATTACTAGCGTAATGACTTTTGTAAGTGTCATCAATATAGTCCTGTATTTCTTCTAGCAGTTGTGTTTCATTAAACTTATTCATTTATACTCCATTAGTTCTTTATATGTTTTAATGTGTGGATACTTCTTTAATCTTTTCATTATCCATTTATCAGTCATGTATGATAACTGCATACGCCCTTCACCGAACACATGAGTTTGTTCTGGCAATAGTTCCCATACATTATCTGGTGTTATCTTACTTGCTTGTTCTTCTGGCAATAGTTCCCTCAACCATTCAACCTGAATAGCTTTAACTCTACGCCTAAGTTCTTTTAGTTTCTTAGTGTTCATATACTCCTTAAAAAGTTTATTACAATTAATCCAAATAAAGTTATACCTATAAGAAAAGGTAGCATCAATTCACTTTCCTTCTTAAAAGAACGCCACCATCTACGCATTATAATTCTATTTCTTCTTTGTGCTTTTGTTAATCTTCTCATATACCCTCCATAAATAGGTGCTAGTTTTTTATTAGAGACTTTGAAACTAGCAAAACAGTTGCCTCGCAATGCTGTGTTTTGTTATTTATCGACATTGAAACACC